ATAACTGAAGATATATGGCGCCAGATGAACCACTGGCAATATTCTTCAATTGACCATTGATGAAGTTATACATATATAACGTCATGATATTGTCGGCGCTGGAGACAAGAGAACTACTAGCAAAAAAGTTGTTTCTTCTGTCCTGTATAGAATCATTCCATCGAGCCTCAATCACTGGGCGACTATAAAAATATTGTGTACCTCTGGCTGAAAACCTTTTAGTATAATATGATCTATTGGCGCCCTCTCGGTTATCCAATATTCCCTCTGAACCTGTCTGGTTTCCCACCCCTAGAGAGCTTGAAAAATATGCCTCTTGGCTAGCTGTCAAATACAGCCCTAATCCAAATTTCCCTTTTGTTCCTGCGATCCACTGCTCAACAACATGACTGATGTCTACCTGTAGATCTTCGTCTCCGTTTGCGAAGGATACATCATATTTGGGGCCGCTGTGAAAATCTCCGCCTGGTTTTGTCCAGGCGACACCGCTTGATGCAGTAAGCCAATTTGCAACATCCAAGTCTGTGTAATCCTCCATATCTAGACCGGGGCCTTCAGTCCACGTTTTGGAAACAGGCGCGACAGTTAATTTGAAATCCCTTGGGAGAGTCTGGCTATGTTTTACATTGTACATCTTGAGCCACCACTCTACGCTCCCACTAGCGGGTACGGAGCCGGCGGTTCTATTTGCTATCATTGTGCTTATTGGAAAATTAACCAAAACTCGCGAAAGTTCTGTTGAGGCTGTTGACTCCTGGGCATATATAGAAAACACCTCCAGAGAATCGGAAAGTCCCATATTTGAGCCTGTGCCTCTGGTTCTTAAATTTGTTTTATATGCGTTCGTAATTGTAGTATCTGCGCTAGCTGTGTATCTTAATATTGCCATTATCTAACCGTCCCTTCAATATCAATGTCTGTTAGAGCCACCTCAAATACAACATTGTCTGGTGCATATATAATTCTTCCATCGGCAGAGGTTGCCGATCCTAAATCAAACATAATATCTGAATATGCGGCGCCAGTTTTTTGAGATACCTTTACTTTCACTACATCTTCGACACCGGTTACCGAATTAATAACATTAAATATTGAAGATATTGAAAATGGTTCACCTATATCTTGTTTATTTGTGTTTAAGTATTTGGTTAACTTAACGTTAATCAATGACATTAAATCACTTGAATTAGCAAACGAATCAGATTGAACCAAGTATTTAATCCCCAAGTTAACAACCTTGGCATCCAAAATATCAACTGTGTCGTTGATCATTCTGTTCTTATTAATCCACGTCTTCAAGTTATTTTTCAAAGTGTTGTTTGCATCAGTGAAGAGGCCGTTAGGGCCCTCTGACAGGATATATATATTTATGTTTCTTTTAAAAGAATCTGAATCTTGGACCACATTAACTCTTTTTATTTTTCCAAATTTTGCCGGCATTGAATAGCATATACTCTTATAATCCTCTCTAGTGACGGCGCGGTTCTGAGAAGAATGTGTGGCCTGAATTCTTTGTTTAAGTTCTACTGGGCCGGGGTAGGATATGTCTCCAACTATTGGATCATTGTTGGTGCACTCCATGGAATTTATAACAGAAGCCCGGGTTACCGAATTTATGTTGAGTTCGTCTGGAAATACAAATCTCATTGAGCGAACGTTGGTTAATTGGTTAACAAACACGTTCAAGCTGTCTGATGTGTTGTATCTATAGTAGATTGTTAGTGTTGTGTTGGCTGGAGCAATCCCAAACTTGTCCGTTTCGATTAATTTAGAAGGATCAAAGCCCGTATCTGATGTATGATCTTTTCCGTGCGCTTTTAAAACAACAGAAGATGGCTCCACCACTACGTGCTGTGTAACCCTATCTTCAGATCCATATCCAAATTGAAGAAATGTGCTGCCGAGATCTTGTCTAGTTACAAATCTCCGCGGAACAACGAACGGCTTCAGGATAGATTTCACCTGTTCCTGACCGGTTCCCTGGTTTAGAACTTCTTTGTATATTATATTTTGTGACAAATTATCTACTTCATAATATCTATGCCCCTCGGAATCATAGACTGATACTATTTCAGTCACATTTTCTCCGTTTGATAAATCTACTCTTAAGAATTTTTGGAATGCTGAAAGTGTTATGTCTTCTGTTCCTAAAATTCCAGACATTACTCTTCCTTCCGCTTTAACCGCATATTGCGTTGGGAGGCCCGTGGTAGAATCTACTTCGGCAACAACGACTTCATTTGAACTATCTGCAAAATTCACAGGCTCTATTAAAGAAAAGAGGGCTCCATCTTGAGATTCAAATGTGGAGTCTTTTCGAAGAATGGGAAGATATCTTGAATCGGGGCCTAGGCCCGCATCATTCGCTGGTACTAATAAAAATAAAGTTACTGTTCCAAAAGAGGCCGGCGTTTGTTCAAAGCGATATCCAACTTGATTTCCGTGTTTGATTATGTTATCATACTCTACCGCGGTAGATAAAAACGATTCATTTGCTTGGTAATCCAAATAGAAAGACATAACGTCACCAACATATGCTACTGTGTCCAACATCATTGCTCCAAAAGACGCTTCATTGAAGTCCTGAAAAGTGTCTGGATAATATCTAGATGCAATGCCTACCAGAGCCTCCTTAATAGAGTCAAAATCTCTGTTTACATATTTTACCGGTATGTTTTTCTTTTTAGCCATTAAATTTTTGCCCTTTTCCTTCTCTAATTAGGCTATTTTATCAATTATTTCTATAATATCTGAAATTCCTAATGGCAAAATTTCATAATGAAGTTTTATTGTTAGCATATTAGAGTCGGCAGGATCCAATATGTCGCCATTGGGATATCCGAAATTTATGTTTGTCACTTTGACGAAAGGCATATATACTGAGACCTGTTCGTGTATTTTTGATTCGATGCTTCCGTACAGTTGGCCGCCATTATTTTCGAACAAATATCTTAAAATGCCGACGCCAAACTCAGGTTCCATAATTCTTTCGCCTGGATTTGTCAACAACAGACATTTAAGGTTTTGTTGTACAAGTGTTCTATAATCTTTTATCAAGGCATAGCCATCTTGACCAGATGGGTGTAGCGGTAACATAGGTGCGAGTCCGGACATTATTCTATTTCCTCTTGTTCATTTTCAGGGGTGTCACATTCTTCTTGAGGTGAAACTGTTTCCTGTTCTTCTAAGTAATTATCCTCTTGTTGGTTTCTTTCTCTATACTTTTCATAAGGAGTTTTAAAATTAAGACCCAAAGCAAGGAATCCAAGAGGGGTTAATGGGGGACCGATACCGATTCCGAAAGGAGGTGGGCCGAAAACATTCATTGGCAAAACTTTCGGAACAGAAGACCAAACAGTTGGAAGACCCATACTTTTCATCAGTTTGATAGACGGGTCTGATTCTTCGGCATATCCTTTTATCATCATCGGTATTGTATTAGCCGCAAGGCGCGTAGCTGTGGGGAAACCAACTGGACCATCTGTTGATACAACATTGTCAACAGATTTTTTCATTTGCGCATTGGTTCCATGTTCTGCTGCAGTTGGATTTTTAAACGAATAATATGGCTTTGCCTCTGGAGATTTTGTTAACACATGAAATAAGCTTTTAAGAGCTTGTTTCGTGGGATCAAAGGCTGATTTTATTGCTTTGTTTGAAGATCTTGTTACGGTCGTGCAATATATTGTAAACAACGATGACAACCTTGACATATTATAACAGTAATTAAACACGATGTCGAATTCTTCAGAATTCTTCAATTCTTCTTTTAATGCAGAGAATTTGTTCATAATTTCTATGCTTTCGCTACTATATCCCCACGTTTGGGCTTCCTGGTTTAAAGTTACACTTGACCAGGGGATATTATTATCTTTAATGTCTCCAAAGGTTGTAACTCCCGCCTTTGCTAACATTTCATGTGCAGATTTCTCTATTACAACAATAGGGATTGGATTTACGACTCGTTCAAGGTCGGATTTCCAATCTGTAGATGCATCGTAGTGTACGACGTGGCCTTTCTCAAGCAGCTCTGTAACTGCAAATGCTTTATTATATAAAGCGGATGGATTATCTAATGTCTTTGATCCGAACAAGCTAGAGAACTCAAAAGTGCTACTATAATCATCAACCACTTTATCAATCGCAAAGGCAACAGATTCGCCAGAGTCTTCTTCGACGGTTTCTTCACCAGAGTCTTCTTCGACGGTTTCGATCGATGTTTCGAACCTTCGGGTATGTGAAAATTCCTCCAGTGGCGGAAGATACATAAGACGAACTCCCATTTTTATATCAAGGCGCGTGTCTATATTTGTTTGTGCGAATTCCTCTTTTATATTCAACTTTGCCCATTCTTGCCATTGTTTCATGTTAACGATTCCCTTTAGGTGCTCGGGAATTTGGCTGCTAAAAGCAGACAATGGGTTTTCATTTTCATCTATTTTAAAATATTTCTCCAAGAAGAATTGACCATTTGCAAATTGAGGATTGTTTTTTTGAGTGAATCCGCCGTCGTGTGCAAAAAGATCTTTTTCAGAAAACCTTGGTTGCGTTACATATCTTCCCGAGCCGCGAGGATCAAGCTTCACTTCTGGTATTGTTTGTTCTGGGCCGATCCATTCGTTCAAGATTTTGTCTTTCATAAGATCATTGGCGCTTGCTTCTGGACCAAATATGTTATCTATGTCATCAGAAACTGCCAATAACTGTTCTTTAATTATAAACCTCATCGCATCTGTACCGCGGAGCAATGAAACATCCTCTTCCGTTATTGGGTCTTTAAGTTCACCCGTCTTCTCCTTGCGCTTGTTTAAAGTCTTCAAGGCAAAACTAGCTAATTCATCATAAAAAATAGGATCAAAAACTTTTAAATCATCACTAATCTTTTTCAATGCGAAATTCAAGAATATATCATCTCGGGAAATATCTTCTGCCCTGAACACAGAGAAGACCGGTGCGGAATTTAATAATACTTCGACAGCGAATAACCTTATAATTGTATATAAGGCGCCTTCAGTACCAGCAGATTCCAAAGGAGACATTGCCTTAGATTGTTCATCACTTTGAGGGCGTTCGGTGCAGTCTGATTCCTCTATAAAAGCTTGCTTTACTTTAGATTTCATACCATTTAAATCGAGAAGGCTCTTTTTGGGAGACCCCTTACAAGGGGCAATTTCTCGTTCAGTTGGAGCAGGAGGTAACAATGACATTTTTCCCAAGGCCTCTCTGTCAAAAAAGCTTGCCTGTGATATTAATTCCGCAAAATGTTTCTGATATTCCGCGTAATTGTGTGGCCAATAATTTTCCAACTTTGTTCTTGTGTTTTCATTCTTTATTTCCGAAGGGATATTTTTTAATAAAAGCTTAGAAAAAACTTGAGATTGGGGAGGGGAATTAAAAGAATCTGGTTCGATTGCTAATTCTTCTATTTTTTGTTTGACAGTTACAAGAGACTTTGAAGTATAAGAAGCTTGGTTTATAATAGGATCTCCATATACAACTCTATCCTCCACGTTGGATGCCTCTTGATTATAACCAACTATAGGAGCATGTACTAATTCTTTAACCGTTATTACAGAAGAATCTAGCTCCTTTTTCTGTTGACTTGCCAAGTTTGTCGCATATGTGACAACTGGTTCAGATAAGCCTTCGACCGAGGCATTGAAATTATAGAAAGCCGCTCCAAAAATATATGAAGAGCCTCCATATGTTATCAAACTATTATTGAATTCACTTAAACTAGATTTTAAGTGAGGTAGAACTTTTTGGCCGCGAACGATTTCCATATTATCTGAATGTATTATAGTTTTGCCTCCAGACTCAAAGTTTTTTGCCGGGTCATAATCCTCGGATGGAAACTGGGAATTTGTCTGGGCAGTGGGATTATCAATGAGTTCTCTTGATTTACCCTTAAATTCTGTGTGTTCATCGTTTAACTTATATAATGATATTTTCTCTTTTGGCTCTTCAGATATTTCTATAATAGATTCAATATATGCTCTACAATCAGAATCAAAAGACTGTTCTGTTTGAGAATATATTTGATTAATAACTTTATTTGTCATATAATCCATTGATTCTGGCTGTTTTGGTGCTAAAGAAGCTGCGGGAGGTGTCAGGCTGGATTCGTTCAAATCTTCGCTTAATTCTCTTTCGGCTTCTTTTTCTGTGCAAGAATCCATCGGAGGGACAAGGTGATCTAGATTGTCGGCATTAAGAAGATCTGCTAATTTTTTAAGTCCATTGATCCTGTCCTCTTTTTCCTTTAAGATCTGTTTATTTATTTGATCTGATGTTGTACCACCTTTAGCTAAAAGCGCCTTCCTTTGATTTATGAGATTATCAAAAAATTGGTCTGGACATTCTATAGAATTAAATGAAGGGATGCACCCGAGTGGCTCAATATCATTGGGCATGCCAAAGAAAAATTCTGGTGATATTGGAAGAGAATGGTTATCTAACAGATCGGCCAACTGTTCCAAAGAATCATCACCCGGGTTTCCATCAAATAAGTCTTTTAATTCCCGGTCTGTCATACTTGCGAACATATCGTCAATAAAAGGATCTGGACATAGCCCTGGTTGTAAACCTAGTTTTACTTGTAGTTCTCGACATATTGTATTTCTCAACCTGTCAAACTGATTGAGAAGATTATCGAATTGTCTTAATAAATTATCTATATTTTCACAAACCGAAAGTGGGAATTCGGCTATATCCACCAAAGTCTTCAACATCCTGTCCATGGATTGTTCTATCCGCTTTGCTTCCCACACCATGGTATCACTAATAATTGGATTATCGTCTGGAAACAACCAAGTGATTTTGTCTAAGTTGGGAAGTCTAGATTTAGATCTTGTTCCATGTGATCGTTTCATGGACGGGCAAACTGTTGCCACCATTTTGGACCGGGCGCCGGGTTGCTGATAGTTAAACACCGGATCGGCTATTGAAATACTGTTTTCAAAAGCAGTCTTTATTTCCGAATCGGGCATGATTTTCAACAAACAAGTCATCGCTGCTCGGGCTGCTAGGCGGTGATCAGTTTTATTATATTTTTTAGCATATGCTTCTTCTATGTCCTCCGGAGTCTCTACATGAGGCGGCGCGACGGGATCTTCCTCTCTGTCTCTTCTGTCGGCTATTTTTTTTCTGACCTCTTGATCATTAACAACTCTGTCATCTGCTCTTTTTTCCTCTGACGTCACATACGGACCAGAGGCAACGCCTGTGTCTGTGGATCTTTGAAGTTCTATCTCCTCTTCAGCCCCAGGCTGGCGGGCCGGCTCCAGTGCGCCGGCTGGATATATAAGAACACTGGGGTTTATATAACTTTGAGTAAATTTAAGCCATCTGTCCGAGCCTGGATTCTTTTTTAAATATTCCGTAGCTTCTGAAAGATAAAACAATAATCCGTTTCCTGTTCTAAAAGTTCGATTTTTATTTCTTCTTCTGTTTAAGAAATATTTAAAAGCGTTAAATCCAAACCTCAATGGCAGCATTTCAATAATCTGATCATCGGAATCACCATAAAGAATATAAGTTATCTCTCTGAATCCCTGTGAGAAGCCAATCTCTATAATATCATCTTTATCTTTCCTAATTTCTAGATTATTGTGTTTAAATATTTGTTGTAAGCCTTTCCACAATTTATATAAATCGGGTGCGAAGTCTTCTTTATAGCTAAGAGAATGTTTTTTTTGTAATTGCGCATCGGCAGATGGGCCGGGAGCTATTCTTGCCCCTGAACTTTTTATTATATCATCATAGCTTCGAAGCTCCTCAATGACAGAATCTATATCCTTCTCAATGTCTGAACTTGAAAGAGTGACTCTTCGTTTTGTAACTTCATCGCTGTCCCAAGAGAAATCTTCGTCTTTTGTTACTATTGCATCAAAATATCTTGCTGGTATTTTAACCAAAACTTTCATTTTTGATTTTGGGCGATCTTTTATGTAATATTCGTGATTAGACACTTTTGTTAGTTTTGTTAACAATTCGTCGTCATATTTTTTAAAAAAGAAATCCAAAAGCCATTTACAGCCCTCCTTTTTCAGTTCCTGGGTCCGAAGTTGATATTCTTCAGAGGTTTCTTCTCCACCAGTGCCTTCATGTTTTGTTTTCCATGATAAAAGATATTCTTGTTTTACGGAATCAAAAAATGGTCGATGTTTATCTACACTAGATCTTGTCCAATCTTGAATGACGTCACCCGTTCGAACGTTTGGCCGGCCGGCAAAGTGTATTGCATTTTTTACTTCTGGCTCTGGTTCTTCTTCTGCGGGAGTTGGCTCCTGTTCGGATTGAGTAGTCTGTGTTTCCTCCGAAATTTCCTCGGGCTGATCAGGTGGATCTTCTTCCTGTTTAGGCGAATATCTTTCTTTCAGTGCTGCTGATGCATATCGAACCTCAAACCAATCATCTTGATTAATAATATGGTCTTCAGGTTTTATAATTCCAAACCCTATGAAGCTTGAATCTAGTGCTGGGGATGGCATGCCGGCATTAACCCACTCATTCATTTCGGCCATTACTTCTGCCTTAAGAACTTGATCTGACGTCAGTCCGAATTTTGCAGCAGACCGATAAGACATTATAGTTATTCTTCCTAGCTGAGTATTAAAAACATCATTAATTTTTTCAGATGCAACAATCGCATTTTTAAGATTTCCGGCTGCGTCGTCCTCATCGATTTCGTATATTAAGTCATCATAAGTATATGACTTTTCATCAATAGAAATAACCGATTGGCCAGACGTCTGATTTGCTGCTGGTTCAATCTTGGCGGAGGCGGGCGGGGGCGAAGCTTTTTCCTGGCTCTTGATTATCTGGGGTGCCCTGACCTCTTGCGGTGGCGTATCAGCATTTTCGGCTTTTGTTTCCTCTGTCGGCTTCACACTTGGCAAAGGTTCTTTAAACATAGGGTGGTCAATCCAGTGCACTTCTCTCCACGCTACCCCGATCTCTAAAAACGATATCTTATCGTCCGACAGACCAGAGGCTTTCCAAATACTTTGTTCAAGAGCCCAGGCTTTTACTGCGTCTGTTGCAACTCGATCCGCTTCTCTTTTAAAAACACGAGCCCAAGATTGAGAACTCTTATATCTCGGCTGACTCCATATTTCCGAATCTTCTCTTTTGCGCACGAGATTTGGTTTTCCAGGCACGGATTCAATATGCTTCTCCACGAACTCTTTTCTTGTTTCTTTGTATATTTTCGTTGCTTCTTCTAAATTCCACTTATGGTTTATTGTTTCGTCACTGGCAACTATTTCTTCTGTTTTGGGAACTGTTGGACCAGGAGTTATCTCTTCTGATATAGGATCCCATCTTTCAAAAATATACTGACGTAGGGTGTTTCCTGTTGGTTCACCAGCATCATACCAAGCGCTATATTCATCTAGTTCCCAAAGTTCTTTATCTGCAGGATTATCAAATTGTAGTTCTTCAAGTCGAGTTTGAATTTTCTCATGAATTTCTTTTGCAGGGCAATCAGGATCAGTAAGATCATACGTCTTGCCTTTAATAGTTAATATTTTTTCTTGGGTTCTTGTCATTGTTTTTTTAGTTAACGTTATTGTATCTACTACAAATATATTTTTTGCCACTTTTTTTTAAAAAATTAAACTTAAATGCTTTGAGATTCTTCTTGTGATTATATAAATCTGACTTAGTTTTTGTAAGATGATTTATGCTACAGAGCACTCCCTGTGCCTCTGCTATTGGAGACGCAGATGTTGGCACGCCGAAATATGGAGAAAAGTGCCAGTGACTTTGTAAAGCTTCATTAAAATCTTGCTGAATCATTAACATTCCATCTACCACGCCGTTTAAATCATTAATGTGTCTCACTATTTGGTTTATGGCAGCAATTAACGAATCACCTTTTACTAAAGGCTCAAGTTTGCTACTATCGTTTCCCGCTATAAGATCAATTCCACCGATATCTTCTTCTGATTTTACGCCCATTGAATTCTTTGGATCTGTCCTTGTTACTAGTTGAATTCCGTCGCGACCTATAATTCTTACTGCGTCGGCCTTTATTCCAATTCCGGATCTTGTTTTTTGATTACCCAGACTACCATCGGTAATACCAAAGTTCTCGTCGATATTGGTTTTTTGACTTATATAGATTCTAGCT